CACATACGACTACTAGAGAGATGGTTACGATGAACATAGTGAAACACACAGGCTACTGGGAAGGCGCATACATTGTAAACAGCAACGAAAAATACAGCGTCGAAGAAATCGAACACAAATACGACAAACAACAGACTGTTTTAAAAACAGAGAACAAATTGTACAACGTTCACCCAGCCGTCAAAAACGACGATGACAAATGGGTGTATCCAATCCGCTACGAATATACACAAGATTACGAGCGCGCACCCGAGCATTTCACACGGCTGATACAAGAAACCGTACTGACCAGATTCGGCACAGAAAAACGAACAGTAAAAACCGAACCCCTTTAACCAACCACAATCCAAGGACAAATGACTATGGACACATTACAAAGTACTTTCGACGGATACCTCACCAGAAAAATCAGTGGACTCTACTATCTTTACGACACAAGTAATATGAAAGAGATGAAAACCGAGTTACAAGATTTAAGAACAGAAGTCAGCAAAATAACCGAATCTAACGGACATGCAGCACAACCACTGTTTCCCCATGAAGATGGCGACCGCAGAAACTTTACTACGGCAGATATAGTAGAGATGCAAACCGAGCTACAAGATTTAAAAACAAAAATCAACAAAATAACCGAATCGCTCAACACCGAAATAGAAAGGATTGATGCCCACGACTCCAGACTCGACGACAACGAAACAAACATTGATGACGTTTTTGACGATTTTGATGTGACTGATCATTGCAATTTAAGCGAATTAATCAGCGGATATATTAACGAAGATGAAATCGCACGCAACGTAGCAAACGAGCTAAGAATTGTAACGAAATAAAACCACTATCCAAGGAAAACACAGCATGACTAATTTTGATATGACACACGAACAAATTGTCCCATTTGTCGAAAGCTGGCCGGTAACCGGACCCAACGGTAAAACCTACCTATTTTCGTCCAACCACCAAAGAATATGGGAAGTAACCATTTACAAAGACGGTGCTGACCCAACTTTATCCATCCTCGATCATAAACCGCCCGTTCTCAGCAAACTCGACCTCCAAGGAAACGAAGCATGATTGACCTTGAAGAAAACTTTTACTCAATCGAAGACATACAAACTGTATACGCTGGACCCCGCGACGAAGGGAAAAGCTACTCGTTCTCGCACGACCAAAAAATATGGAAAATAGCCATCTTTGACAACGGTGCTGACCCACGTTTATCCATCCTCCAAGGAGACTAGCTATGAGTGAACCAAACCCCCCAAAAACACTGTCTGAACAACTACTGTTCCAACTCCAGTGGATGGGAGTGATGGGTATGGCTGGGAGAGAAGAAGAGCAAGACAAAGCTTATGTCAAAGCGCAGGAAATTGCCCAGCAACTAATCGACGCAGGAGCATAAAATGCAAGAAACAACCGAACTGACACGTCTTATCACACAACTTTGTGAAAGCCACGCTGAGAGGTATACAACAAGCGACTGCTTTGAAGAGCGCCTTCGTCTACTCATCGAAGAAAAAATAGGAGAATCCACGCTTGTAGAAAACCTTCTACGAGATATTCTCGGGCTGAACGAAAAAATACAAATACTTGAACACACAACTAAAAAGCTCAGAGCGGGTAAATAATCATGGCACGCGTACTAACTGAACCCTTCCCTTTTAACGAACTTCGAAGATCGACGGGAGATTATTACGAGTTTCCAGACCAACTACTACGCGCAGGGTTTGAAAACTCCCAAATCTGGTGTGTAACGACGGACTACGGAGACGATGGCTCAGAGTGGTTTTACTACGGCCCTCCAATCAACTACGTCAATGTTTTAGGTTATATAGGAACAGCAGAACACCACGATGGGGCTACTTATTACGAAGAGTGTGTAATAAGTGCTACAGAAAACGCAAGAAAAAATAACTGGAGCAAAGAAGCATGAGTCAGTTAGAACAAAGGAAAGCTCTAATTATGCGCGACGTTAGCATGTTAAAAAGACGACAACAGATTGCATACTTAGCTGGAATACACCTGAACACATTAACAAACATCATCCATGACAAACAGACGCCTACGTTTGACACAATGGTAGCAATTGAAACCGCAGTTGACACCATCAAACGCAAACACAACATAAGGAACAGACATGAATAAAATGCCCTGCTCAATAACAGATGGCCCTCAATACGACGATGCAGATATGACACTCGCAAACTACATATGTGAGTTCACGGGCCGTCTAGTATTGGATTCTAGTAACCACGAACCGCTAGCCTCAAACACGACTGAGGTTAATACCCCAACTAATAATATAAAGGACTAATGTCATGCCCGATTTAATTTATTCACGGAACAGTAACAACGACTTTTTAACAAAAGATCAAGTATTCGCTAAAGCACCCGCTGTCTTTGCCCATGACTATGCAGAAGACTTGTCTAATAAGTATGGCAACTTTAACTCTGCCCAGGCTATTGAAGTTATGAATGACTACGGCTACGGCGTGACACAAGCAGCTCAAGTACAAGGGCGAACAACCACTGCCAACTCATACGGTCAACATCTCATGGCCTTCGCTAAACGAGACGAAGTAAGTGCGTTTGTCGAAGAACAACCGGAAATCATCTTCTACAACAGNCATGACGGCAAATCGTCTATGAAATTGTTTGCTGGTGTGTATCGATTCATCTGCTCGAACGGCATTATTGCAGGCGACGGCTTCGACCAGAAGATGGTTCACTATAAAAGTAACTTAGATAGCTTCGAAGACCTTCTTAAATACACAGCAAATAAGCTCCATGACATCAGCAGCGCCACAACAACGATGAAAAACGTCACGCCCGACCCCATCCAAGTAGAAACGTTCGCTTTAAAAGCGCTTGAGACACGCTATGATTACCACCCTATTACTGGACGCACGGAANTTAACAACAAGAATAGTTTTGACCACCGCTCAATCAGACAAGTTCTTACGCCAACGCGCGAGGAAGACACGTCGAATGATGCTTGGACAATCTTCAACCGAGTGCAAGAATCCGTTATCAGAGGTAATTTCAACGTACTTGGCGCACTCAAGAGAAACGGACACAAGTTCATCGGGTACAAAGAGTCTAAAAAGCTTACTTCAATCAAACAAAATGTGTCTGTGAACCGCCAGTTATGGGACATAGCACAAGAAACTTTAATCGCCGCATAACGGGAGGCCGTATAATGGACACTTCGTGGATTGTTTGTTGGCAACAAAATGCCAAAGACTATTGGGAAGTTTTTACCGACGAACAAAGCGCTAACGCTTGCTACAATTTAGTTATGCAAGACAGCCAAGTTGCAGCGCTCACTACCGTTATTAACTCGTCTAATTATCAAAATAACCAGCAACGAGAATTGTTTCAATAGTCTGGATTNAAACAGATCTNAACGTTATTTGTTGAGCTGATATATTAGTTCTGGTACTATTCTAATCTGACTAGGAGAGTACTGACTATGAGCATAGACGACGCTACACCCGCCGAATGGAACAGAGCTACGGCAGCAAACTCAGAAATAAATTCACCCGCGCATTACACAATGACCAAAATCGAATGCTTAGATTATCTCCAAGATAATTTAGGGGATAACTTTGAATATTTTTTAGAAGGCAACATCAAAAAATACCTTCACAGATTCCGATACAAAGGATCAGCACGAAACGATTTGCTGAAAGCTCAGTTCTATCTTAATAGGTTAATTCTACACCACACCAAATAACGTCAAAGTCATCTAGGAGGATGCAAATGAAAACAAAAGAATATATTTCAGGACTCAAAGATCTCAACAAAAACCAGATCCACCCCGAGTTCCACGCATACACAACCGTCTGGATGAAGACCCACTTACCTTCTACGTACTCTGAACTAAAAGCCGCGTTCACTACTATCGAAGGCGAAATTTATGCAGCGCACGAATGCGAAGACGCAAGGACATTATTCTAATAATGACTAATATAAGCACACAAAAAAACAGTCGTGACCGAGCGTTACACCAGCAAAACGAACGGACAAAGAAAAAGCGCAACCAAGCATTGCAACGCTTTTCAACTCGTTGGCTATCTAAAAGGCTTGTCAAATGCAAATGATTACTCTCGACTTCGAAACATACTATGCGCCGAAGTACAGCCTCACCAAACTTACAACAATGGAGTACGTCAACCACGACTTGTTTAAAGTCTGGGGCGTCGGCATCAAGATAAATCATGAAGACACAGAGTGGTATGGCGAGGACGACGTTGAAGATGCCATTCGCGAAATTGATTGGGAAGACGCAGCGCTCATATGTCATAACACAATGTTCGACGCATATATACTTACGCAACACTACAACGCAACACCGCGACGTTACTACGACACGGCTGCAATGTCACGGGGCCTGTTTCCAGGTCAATCAGCACGACTAAAGGATTGCGTTGTACGGGCTTTCCCAAATGACGCAACAATGCGTAAAGGTGAAGAACTCTCTTCAGCCAAAAGTGTTTACACACTCGACCCTGACTTAGAAAAAGCTATTGCTGGCTACTGCATCCAAGACGTGGATCTCACCTACGCTCTTTTTAACCGTTATCTTCAAGAAATGCCAACGTCCGAATTAGATCTCATCAACATGACCTGCAAAATGTTTGTCGAGCCCAAGATTAAAATTGACAGAGAACGACTGACAAAGTACCACGAACAAGAATTTACGAAAGCCGAAAAAACAATAGCTGCTGCGGGTATAGATCGCAAGGTACTCAGTTCGAACCAACAATTCGCAGAACACATTTGCAAAATGGGGTTAGTCCCGCCGACGAAAATTAGCCCAACAACAGGCAAAGAAATCCCCGCGCTCGGTAAAAACGACAAAGCTTTTACTCAGATGCAAAACATGTACCCCCAATTCCAGCATATTTGGGATGCGCGCATCGCAATTAAAAGCAGGCTTACCGAGACACGCTCCAAAAGATTCTTAGATGCGGCTTGGAACGACGATTGGCTACCTGTGCCACTTCGTTATTACGCAGCGCACACGGGTCGCTTCGGCGGAACAGACAAACTTAACATGCAGAACCTGCCTCGCGGCAGTGAGTTACGCAAATGCATCGTAGCACCAGACGACCAACTCCTGTTCGTTGCTGATCTGTCTAATATTGAAGCACGAATGTTAGCCTGGCTTGCTGGAGAAACAGACCTACTCGAACAATTTAGAAACGGCGAAGACATCTACAGCAATCTAGCAAGCGAAATCTATGGCAGGCCAATCAACAAAACCGATGACCCTGTGGAACGCTTCGTCGGCAAGGTTGCGGTGTTAGGACTAGGTTATGGCATGGGACATCGTAAGTTCAAAGACACGCTAGCAGCTGGAGCAATGGGGCCAGCAGTAAATTTCAGTGACGCAGAAGCTAAAAAAGTTGTAGACGCTTATCGAGCGGTTTATCCAAGAATACCGACGCTGTGGCACAAGCTTGAGGACTTGCTCAAGCAAACTATGCACCAAGATAACCACGGCAACGTTTACGGCCCATTGACTGTCGCATCACATGCCCTCGAACTCCCAAATAAAATGTCTCTGAAATACCACAACTTGCGATATGGCAGTGACGGAATGGTGTACGACGGTCGAGGATCAAAGATAGAGTACACATATGGTGGTCGGATTACGGAGAACGTAATTCAGGCCCTGTCGAGAATCGTTGTGACGGACAGTATGTTGCGCTTAAATCGTGCAAATATCGGAGATGTCGTGTTAACTGTGCATGATGAAATAATTATTAGTGGAAGTACTAATAATGCAGATGGTACAATGCAGTTCATTATTGACGATATGTGCATACCGCCAGTTTGGGCGCGGGATATCCCCCTCAATGCCGAAGGCGGCTATGACAAATCCTACAGTAAATAAATGTCTAGATTAGTACTGACGCGCAAAGAAAACGAAGCTGTCGTAATCCAAAAAGACGGTGTCATTGTCGCGTCGCTTAAAGTATCAAGAATTGATCGCAACCAGGTAAGGTTAGCGTTTGAGGCTGAGCTAGACGTACAAATAGATCGGGATGAGATCTATCAATCGAAAAAGCCTACAAAATAATAATAGAAGAAAGGCAGTTTGAGGACAGGAATGCAGATAACATTTTTGGAGGCAACTAACGGCCTCCGACTAAGCAAACACCACTCCAGTATAGACGGTTTTCGTCCGTACCCGCACGTTAAAAAAGTAACGTCTCATCACTACGAACTAACAACAGATAAAACTGGCCTTGACAAATTAGCCTCGCTAATAAAATACCACGGAGACCTTGGTCATTGCATGCTCAAGGGCAACTTAAAAGAACCGCTTATTGACGAATCAAGAGCAGGTAAATCCAAAAGAACAGAATTAACTAATCTTTTAGTCCTCGACATTGACGGCGTTGTTCTACCTAAACCGATAAACAAAACAAACAAACTTACTGCGGCAGATGTCGCTGTTTTAACAACCCAAATTATTTCTGAGCTACCTATCGAACTGCGAGACGTAAGTTACATTGCTCAAGCGTCATCGAGTCTCGGAATGAAGGGCGACAAAACGTCACTGCATATATTCATGCTGATGTCAGTTGCAATGCCGCCTAAATCAATAAAGCTTTGGCTACAAGACGTTAACTTTGAGTCAGATGTGTTTCAAGAACAGCTTAGTTTATCAGTGAACGGACAATCTCTAAAGCTACCGCTTGATTCATCTGTTGCTGACAATTCAAAAATTATATTCATTGCACCGCCGAGTTTTGATAAAAAATCTAGCAACCCGTTTGCAAGTGACACTGACAGACTTATCAAAGTTGACAGATTAAATCCTTCGTTTGATCTAGCGAAATTAATGGATGGCATTAGTCCACAACGCAATTTTGAAAAAAGCCAAAAGTTCAAAGATAAGTTGCGCGAAGAGTCTGGGTTTTCTAAACGCGTCACAAAAACGCGCATANCTTCTATCGACTCAGTCAATGAAGAAGTCCTGACAAACCCAGACAAAATGGCAATAGCCATTGTTGATGAAAGCTCGTTTCCGTACATACGCTGCAACATAAATAACGGCGATTCTGGCGCGTACTACTTCAACATGACGAAGCCAACATACATGTACAACTTCAAAGATGAACCACTTTTTGAGATTGAAAAAGCTGACCCAGATTTCTACATGTCGATCTTTGATCGATACGAAGAACGTTTAGAAGAAATAGGACAAACAACTCGTCCAATCGTTTTAAGAGACTATAAAACTGACACCTTTTATAACGGCGTGTACGACCCAAATATAGATTCATTTAGCGCCGATTTCCCTCTGACTCCAATCGCTAAAAACAACGTAGAAGATTTCTTCATGAACCACGGTAAGGTTCCGCCAGACTTTATTCCAGACGGACGCGTTGTTTTCGATCCAACGTCCGATGAAAAAGCTATGAACTTTAGCAAGCTACCTTATTACGTTAATACGTACCGAAAAACAGCCTTTGTTCGCAACTGCGCTGATCCAGCAACACCGCTTGAAATGGGCACTAGTAAGACATTGTCTACGACCTGCCCTCTGATTTATAAAATTATTTATCACATGCTCGGAAACGGTGATGAAGAGTTCGAGCGGTTTATAAATTGGTTAGCTTATATCTATCAAACACGTCGAAAAACAGGTGTTGCATGGGTATTAACAGGAACCCAAGGCACAGGCAAAGGCGTTTTTTATAGTAAAATATTGCGCCCGTTGTTTGGTACACCACACGTACCGATGAAATTCTTACAAAGCATGGAAGAGCAGTTCAATCTGTACATGCGAGACTCGCTTTTTTTAATCGTCGATGAATTTCACATGGCATCAGCTAGTTCGGCAGCAGGCAAAATGGCCGACAAACTTAAAAACCAAATCACTGAACCCACGCTAACTATACGCGGGATGCGTTCTAATCAAGACGAAGTTGAAAGCTACACAAACTATCTATTCTTAGCTAATCGAGTTGATGCAGTAAACGTCGAGGTCGGGGATCGTCGATACAATATTGCTCCTCGACAAGAATTAAAATTACTCGACAAATATCCAGAAATACCTGAGCAGCTTGACTCAGGCAAAATAAATAAAGAACTATACGATTTCGCAGGCGCGTTGAACACGTTCAAAGTAGATGCTCGTTTGGCTAAGTTAGCGATTGACAACCGAGCTAAAGAACAAATGAGAAACGTCTCAATGACAATCTTTGAAGAGTTCTGTCAGGCGTTAAAAGAAGGCAATCTTACTTACTTCACAGATATTTTAGACATCAACACGGCTTCTGTTTTGCATGCTAATGAAATTGAAGCTGCGCAACGACTTGTA